AAAAGTGTTTACAGGCTTTTGTAACGATTCATTAATGCGTTAAGAATCTCTTTTTTATCACCAGCAACTGGGTCGTAACCTGTTGCTTTTGGTTTGAGACTTATAACTTTCATTTTCATTTTTGATTCTTCGTCATCGCCGTGTTGATCGCAGTCTGAACATTCGCACTCATCACCAGGCTTTCCACAACCATCACAAACATCTGCGTACTCGCCTTGTTTTGGTTCTTCATCGTGATCATGTTCTTCTTCTTCTGAATCTTTGCCTTTAGGTAATGTGATACCTGCAAGTTTTAAAATGTCGTGTAGTTCGTCCATGCTGTCAGCATTAGCACTAACAGTAACAGTATTATCGCCTTGCTTCTTAGTCTTGCTATAAGTTACTGTTTCTTTGTCATCTTGGTCGTCTGCACCTTGCATTCCATAAGGTGATGAAGTATAAAATGACTCCATCAGTGACATATATTTTCTAATTTCTTCTGACATTATTGTACCACTGGTCCTTGATTAATGTGATATTCGTTACCTTGTACACTTGGATCGTGTGCTAAACCTACTGCGTCTGCTAAAGGTTTTAGGTCGTCTCCCATCATCATGCTTTTGCTTGGATAGTTACGGAAATAGTCTGCACCTTTTTCGTTTTTAACTTTTTGTAATTCATCTAAAAACTTAGAATTGAACTCTTCGCCGTACATGCCTAATTCTGCAAAATCTAAATCTTTGTTTTCAATTTCGTAATGTGCTTGTTCTTCATTAGTTAATTCGGCATTTTCCATGTCTGCATATCTATCCTTGTCATTTTCGATTCTGTTTTTAGTAACTTCATCTTCTAATGTTCTTGGACTTTCTACTGGTTGAATAACAACATGCTCTGACATCATTTGCATATTTACTGCTACCCAAACTTCTAATAATCTTTCATTAATTGGATATTGTAATACAACGTCTACACTTGTTACTTCTGTTGGTCCTTTAAGTTTTTTGTTTTTAAAATCTAAAGGTTCTTCTTGAATAGGAGTTCTTTTAGCACTACTAACACTTTGTACACCGTATTTACCTAGAATATTTTCCAACTGCTTTATACCTTCGTTAGATATATCTCCAGCGAATTTAATTCTATAGTTAAAAGTTTTTTCAAAACTTTCTGTTATAAATTGTTTAAAAGGTGTTTTCATAATCTCTCCTATGTAGTTATTTATCTTTTTTGTTTAAAATTTGAAGGATGTGGTTTCTGTCCATAACTCCTCCTTCGCTTTTAGATTCCGAACCTTCTGTTTGATCTAGTCTCATTTTGCGTATTTGTAAGTCAATCATTTTTAATTTTTTGTCAACTTTAGCATTTTTGCTGTCCATTGCTATTTGTAACATCTTACTTGCTGTTTCAAAAACTCTACCGGCATGAGCATCTTGCACATTCATACCTAAGTTCATAAGTTCGTCATAACTGTCTAGTGCCTTTTGTGCAATGTCTTCCATTTCATTGTCATGTGCTGTTAAATCTTTAACCTTAGGTAGTGCCGAATCTATTTTTTCAGCATTTGTAAGTGCCTCTTTAACTTCTACTTCTGTGATTTCTTTGCTTTGTTCTTTTGTATCAGCAGGTAACACGTCTTCTATAGGCGGTAAATTAAATTCTTCTTCCAGTTTGCGTGTCATAGTTGTATTTAGTTCTTTCTCTTCTTGGTGTTCATGTATATGTGATTCTCATTCAACACTCTAAAACGTACACCTTTGCGTTGACACCATTCATTTGCGGCTGTCCATTTTGCTAAATTAATAGCAACTTGTATTTTTTCTGCACTACTTCTTGCACTTTCCATTGTACTTTGACTGCCAGGTTTGATCTCAATTACTTCCATATGATTCTTGCCATTTTTATCAGTGTAAATTACTGTGAAGTCAGGCACATAAACTGTGTGCTTACCTGTCACAGGGTGTCTATATGGTATTTTGATATTTTCACTTGCCCATTGTGTAATGTTTGGATGGCTATCACACATGTTCATAAATGCTAATTCCCAACTGCTACGATAGTAAGGAGATTTTGCACCTGCATACTTATTTGGGTTTTGTGGTTCGAATGTGCCTTTGGCGTATTTTGCCATGTTACGCCCCTATAAGTAGGCGAACGTATTTGTCTGATGTAGTATTTACAGAATTTTGAAATCTTACTGAATTTGGTAAAGTATTATTGATAAGATTTAGTACATCATTGCTTATTGATATCTTGTTATCTTCTTTTGTATAAAGTGATAGTACATCAACTTCTGTGCTATCTGCGATTTCTTTTAATGTGATTGTATAAAAGTTTGCTAATTTGTCTGTCAAACCAGCACTTTTAAAATCTGCAAATACCTGTTCGATTTTATATCCGTCTAGGCCGTTTTTAACTGTGTTTGCCTGTGTTGTTAATTGTTTTATTTGCAGTACTTCAGGATTAATATTTAATTCTTCACCTGTTTTAGATATAATTTTGTAGGAGTTATTAGACTTATTTGTATCAAAATCTACTCCAAAATTTTTGTATATATTACTCATTAGTTTATATTAAACTTGTTAAGATTTTTATTGTTTTTCTTTAATAAGCCATCTGTGAGTTCATTTGCTTTTTTTCTTACAGCATTACGCACTAAATTACCAAAGAATCCAATTTCCTCTGGATCGGCCCCTGCTGTTTTAATTGATTCTAAACTGCCGCCATAGTCTTGTCTTTTTGCTGTATTTACAGCACTCAAATCTTTGGCTCTATTGCCGGCACGTTGAGATAACCCAAATAACCCTTTTACAATTCCTCTAAGTCTATCCCCTCCTGGATTAAATGGCGTTGACTTAGTATAATCCTCTATAGCCTCTTGTAAGAATGTACTTTCTTCGTCATAATCAAAATTTATAACAGGAGAATAGTGTAACTTTTCGTATTCGAATGAAAAGGTTATTTCTTGTGAACTTCCTGAGCCTGCATAATCTAGAGGCGTAAACGATACGTCACCAATCATTGGATTGACTGCTGTTGTACGTTGTACTGTTTGGCCGTGTATTTGATATACATGAATATTATTAAAAAATTGTGAATTTTTTGCATCATGCATGTCTATGCCATCAAATTGACTCATGTGGTCGCCTTCGTGTCTTATTAATTTACTATTATGTACGACACTATTCCAGTCTTGTATTTGACCACTTGCAATACCTGGTGTTGTTTGAGTATGTCTACCGTCGGTAAAATGATAGTTATAATATACTTGCCATAGTTCTTGCCATGTGCTTGATACATCATCATGTACCGTTACATTGAACGGCTTGAACTCTTTTGTTAGAATTACTGGAACATTTTTATTATATTTTGGTCTTTTTTCAATAGTCACAGCCATAGTTGGCATGTCTATTGTTTTAACCATTTGTGCTAAATCAAAAGGCCCAGTCGTGTTTAAAAACAATGCCTGCAATGTGGGGTTTAGTTCAAAATGAACTATATATTGAAACGGCAAGCGAGGGGGGTTACCGGAACTAAAACTACCAAGTTTACTACTTGCGTGTCTAGGTCCGGCTACATAAATCCCGTTTTTAACTTGTCCGCCGATTAACTCTTTCCAGAATTTTGCCATCGGTTCTCCCTATAGAATAGGCCTAAATTATACTCCAGTGCCTGGTGTTGCTGGTAGTGGTGATACTAATGGGAATGGATCACCTGCGGCAACTTTACCACCGAGTGTATTAGGTCCAGCCACATGTACCGCGTTATCGTATCTGACGGTCAAGTCTAATTGAACAATTTCGCTGGCATCATATGAATGATCACTATAGTTAACCTGTTGTAGCATACATCCTTCTAGTTCCCATTGCTCTGTTGGCTCAGCATTTGTACCATCTAAGACTTGGATAAGCATATCAAACTTGTAGTCTCCACCACTAACTGCGGTAGTTTGTTCGAAATGGTTAAATTGTCTTTGGATTTGCTGACCGACTAAAGCGGAAACTTGGTTAGTAATATCATCCCTTAAACTGAGATTAATCGCTTCCCATTGATGTTTACCTGATATATATGCACGAGAGTTATAACTGTGAACTTCAACTTCGTCAACATTAAATGTTGGTCTAGTTACACTCACGATGTTACTTGTGAACTCATCGGTTCTACCACCTGCTCCAAATCCAGTTACGAGTACACGGAATCTGTATTTGAGTTTAGGTTGTAAGATACCTAATCGAGCACCTTCAATAGGTACACCAAATTTATCTTTTGTTACTGCCATCTTTCGATCTCCTAATCACATGTTATACATGCTATTGCATTTATTTATCTCTTTTCGGCCAAAAATAAAGGGTGGAAAAATCCACCCTTTATAATTTTTAGAATAATCTTATTCTGAGCCTGTTTGACCAAGTGTTGACTGAATTCTAATCGGAATGTATATAAATTCAACTGCTTTAGTTGGCTGAATTGCTATATCCAAGTATAATTCGTTTTTATCAATCCTTGCAGGTGTGTTATTTGTGGTATCACAAACACTAATGAAGTCAAATAAACCTCTTAGTGTAACTAGTTCTGATAATAATTGATCAGCAACTCGTTTTACACCGGATCTTGTTATTCCATCGTTTGGTTCAAATAAGAAAGGCTTAACTGCGATATCTAATTGATATCTAATATAGTTTACAAGCCTTGCTACGTTGATTCTATCTAATGCACTTGCAGTTGGGTTAAGAGTTTTCTGCCCAAATACAACTAAGCCTCTTCCTGGGAAGTTTGCTATTGGATTAACTTTATTTGCATAAAGTGTATCTCTTTGTCCATTGTTAAGTGAAACTGGAACAAACTCGCCTGCTGTTCCGTCTACATAACCGACACTAGTTGCGTTTTGTACGATACCTCTTTGATACCCTGCTGGTGCAAACCATTGATATGCCACATTGTCATTGAATGCAAATGTTCTTAATGCAATATGTGAAGCCGGTACAGCCACACTAGCACCATCTAAGTTTGTTGTTAAACCTGATGGATAGTGTACTGAAACGTATGGATTACTTGTAATAAGTCCATCTTCACCGTTTTCACTTGCGTTATTGGCATTGGTTGCCCAATTTTTCATGCTTGTTGCATCTGATTTCAATCTCATTGGACTATCAGCAACAATAAATGCGACTTCTTTCTTATCTGTATTAAGAGTAACCATCTCATCTATTAATTCTGGATATCCAGGAGAGGAAATCAAGTTATAGAAATTAACTTCACTTCTTATTTCGCTATTGTTTGCTATTGCGGCCTGCAATGATTGTACAATAACTTTTCTCTGTGCTTTTCTACCCATGTAAGGTGAACCGTCTGCTTTATTGCCTGACTCACTTACCCATACATTAGTTAATGTTCCACCGCTGTATGCATATGATGTGTAGTATTTCTTAACGTTTTTACCACTGGCTCTAAAGTTCCATGCTAAAATACCAAATGGTACTGTTGCTGGTGCTATTGCGTCTGCGTCAACAGATGCTGAACCATATGATGCTAAATCTAAGAACTGAATACCGTCTGCAGACACTTGGTCTGTGTTATCAACTAGTATCCATACACTTGATTTTCTTTTGTAAATTTTTGGATAGTTTTCCAAATCATCTGAATCAACCCAAAGGTCGCCGTCCACTAAAGAACCGCCATCGCTTTGTGTTGTAGGCTCACTCGCCGCTACGTTTACATCGTAGTCTGCTGAGTATTTTGTCCATGTTGCAGTTCCGCCAACATTTTTGTTGTACCAAATGTCAACTGCTGAACTACTGTCATACCAAAGTTTACCTGTTATTAAGTCACCTACTGGTGCAGTAGTACCAAATTCATAGTTTTTACTATCAATTGTTGCAACTGTTCCAGTTACGTCTGCAACTTTAAAGTTACTGTAATTACCAGTAGCAATGTTTAAGTTTGTGAACACGTTAAATGCTACACCACCTACATTACCATTGAAAACATCAATGTCTTTACCGTCACTTGCTACTAATGTAATTTTTCCTGATACATTTGATGCTACAACATTTGTAGCACTTCCTGATGCTAATGCATCATTTATATCTTGAACCATGTCGTCAACACTTACATTACCGTCGCCACTTGTATCAGTATTAAATTTAACATCAATGTTTGATGCACTATTATTAATTTTCAATCTGATGCCGTAATCTGACCCACCAGTTTGTTGTGATATTGCTGTGTCGCTTAGTGCGGCTGAACTTTGTACTTGTAAACTGCTTTGACCATTATGTCTTCTTAAAGCAAATCTACCATGTACATCTGAATCAAGTTTATTACCTGAATCGTACTCTACAAAGAAAGTACCTGCATTTGGTGTAGCACCAATACTTGTACTTGCATAAGCACTTGCTGAATTGGCATAACCTTCTGCTGTTGTACTGACCCATGAAGCAGTAGATGTGTTATAAACTTTAAGTCCATATTTTAATCCACTTGCGGCTGATGTTGTTTGTACAATTAAATCACCACTTTGAAGAGCACTACTATCTTTTCGTGCAGTTGGTCTGTTTAAATGTGTAACAAACTGACAGTCTTTACCAGTGTTTGATTGGAATGTACTTGCATCTGTGAACTCATGCCATACAGATGATGCTTTGTAGAAATATACTACTTCTGCTGTTGCTTTACCGTTTTGATCTATACCTAAGATTCCAATGTCTCCAGTTTTACCTACTGATGGTTTTGGTACGCCACCGGCAGTAATTTCATCTTTTGAAAAAATCTTAGGGTCTGTTTTTTCTACATACTTGGAAATAGTTCCAGATGTGTCATATGTAAAGATACCCCACTTAGTAGCACTTGAGTCTACCCATATTGTTGCATTTGCCGGGGATTCCGACGGTGCACTTGACAATGGTTTTAATTCATCTAAGTCTACATCTGCTCTAAGAACGTATGCTCTTGAAGCCAGACCTAGAAAACTGTGTGCGGCTAATAAACCGTACTCGTTTAATTCGTAACCATGTTGTGGAGTTCCTCCTGTGCTGTAGAATTGTGGATTTCCGTATTGCTGTAACAATTCTCTTTGACTTGTGATTAAGTAAAGTTGATTATCCGTTGCAGTTTTGGAATAAGGTGCTAGACCTGATCCGTCTGGGTTGGATTTGTTCTTTGCTGTTGCGATCACAATCAAAGGTACTGTTCCAGGACCTCCGGGCGAATAAAACGATTCGTCCGATACTGAAATGTCTACACCAGGTGATACTAATGTTGCCATATTTTTCTCCTATAATACCTTGTTTGGTTACATGTATTTATTAAAAAATGCAATAATCGTGGTATTATAAAAATGACTATTCAGTAATTTTTAGGAAAAATGATAAATAAGACCTTAAATTATCTCTATGGTATTTTCAGTGAATATTTCTGGTTTTGTTGGAAGTTTTTCTAATATTTGATCTATTTGTTCAAAAAGTTCTTCTTTTGTGCTATTATTTTTTACAGTAAAGTCAATGTGACAGCCGATCCAATCCCATTCACTGGCGTGAATCTGTTTGAAATCTCTATTCATTATATGCCTTGCTACTGCATCGCCTTGATTGGCCTTTAGAGCAATGTCATACCATTCTGGTTTTTCTTCTCTTTCAACAAGAATAATTGTGCCATTCATAGCCTGTATAATTTTTACTTCGTTTTGAAATCTACAATCACTGATAACAACACACTCGTTTTGATGATGTAGTTTTTTAACTCTGTATTCTAAACTGCTGATCCAGATGTTTTCATTGAAATGATTACGCATTACATCTGTGCCTATTAATTGTAATGCTAATCTAGGTGTAAAATTAGATATGCTTAATTTTTTGCTCCAAAACATATCAACAGTTTCTCTAAACTGTCTGCTTTCGTCTGTTTCACCTTCTAGTAAATCTCTATCCCAGCCAAATACATTTGCACATAAGTCTTTTAGTGGGCCTGCGAATGAAGTTGGAATGCAACCTTTAGTTGCCAAGTATTGTGCTACGGTGTTTTTACCTGATCCTATATTACCTAATAATCCTATTGTGTTCATTTATCCTATAACAAAGCCGTAATTTTTATTTCCTTCTTCCATATTAATTATTGACGTTAGTAATCTTTCTTTCTCAGTCATGGCCTCTTGCTTTAAAGCCTCGCCATTTAATTGCACTGAACCTTGTGGCCCTGGTAAGCCTGAAGTATATTTACTTCTTGCTTCACCGAGCATCATTTTTGCTTCTGCTAATGCCCAATCTGCCATCCAAGGTCTAGAATACTCATTCTCTAATAAATTTTGTTCTGGTACTAAATTAGAAATCTGTATCATTATGTCTTCTGTTATAGATATCTTACGCAATAGTTTTAACACTTTGGTATTTGTATTGAATGTAAAGTCATAATCTCCACCAAATATTCTGTTAAGTGTTTCTTTATATTGGGTAAATGCATCATAGTTGGCTAGACCGCCAACAACACCTGCATTAATTAGATATGTGTTTTGAAATGCTACATCAAACGGATCAAAGTTTGTGCCTGTTCCTATATTACCACCACCAACACCTCTACGATATACTTTTCTGATATTTAATACTTCACCTGGAAGTGTGTATTCTTGTACATCTGGTTGTGTTTGCAAAAAAGCATAACTTTCTTCAACAGCGGAATCACTTCTACTTCTTAAAGTCTGTATTGCTCTGTCTATTGCTAGATTGTAGTGTTCTGGATCTAATTCCACATCGATCATTCCGTCACCTAATCGTAACTTGATCTCTGTAATTAGTCTATCTCTAGGGGTTTCTGTTGCACTCATACAACTATTTATCAAAAAGTTCTTAGTATGATTGTGTGCTCATTAAATCTACCGTTCATTTTAGTAGGGGTTGTAGTAAGTTCTTCAAATGATTTTTTGCATTTCATTTTGCCTGCATCAAATCCTTTAATCATTTCTGCTGGTTTTCTCAAAGTTTTTTGTATGCTGGTATCTTCGTCATAGTCTTGTAATGTTGTTCCTTTTACCATAATGCCTGTACCAGGTCTTTGCATGTTCTTAGGGTCAATGTTTTTTGCACGATATACACCTATTTTTCTAGTTTTAGTGTTGTATATCCAAACTTCATTTGCGTACACAATGTCTGTTGGGTGCAAACTTGCTAGTCCTAGTTCAGGAAAGTTTACTGCATACTTTAATTTCTTCACGATAGCCTCTTTAGACCGTGCCTTAGGCTTACGAGCCTTGCGTGTAGTGGCTTTTGTTGCTATGATAGTATCACAAGCAGTATTAATCGTTTCGTAGTACTGTACGAAGGCTTTACGCATTTTAGCATCGAAGTGGCTGTATGCTTCTTTTAGTTCTTCGTCCTTCCATTCTAATACTTCTAGTGCTTCGGCATGTTGAGCCGCAAATTCTTCTTTTATAATTTTAGCATGTGGACCTTTAATTTCAGTTTGATATGACATCATCATTTTATAAGGATCAAAATCTTTAATTGTTTTAGAACCGTCAACCATCTCGTCTAAGAAGCCTTCGATATTACCGCATAAATCACTTACTTGTTCTTTCATTCGTTCTTGAATGCTGATTACAGGCTTTGCTAATTTTTGCTCAATTTTTTCAACCTTTTCTTCTAAAGCCTTTTTGCCACGTGGTAACCACTCTTCGTTTTTACGTTTTTCGTAGTGTTCTCTTAAATGGTCTGGCATATAACCTAATTTGTGCCAAACAAAAATTGTGCTAATGCATGAACTAAATGTCCAATCTGGATTTGCTAAAATAATCTTTACTTCTTCTGGCGTCCATCCTGTGTGGTTTTTAAGCCAATCTTTTACAATAGGCAGTCCTTTAGTTTTACTAACCTCTGTCCTGGCAAAATATTCGCAACTGCGAAATGCTTTTACCTGTTCTTCTTTATCCGTTACAAGTTTAAGAGTCTTCCAATCAGGCTCTGTTGTAACATATATAGATCTCTGTGTTTTCTTTCTAGCCATACCAATAATTACTCAATTTTAAAACTATATATAATATTTTTGGCAAAAAGGGTGTCAAATAAAGATTTATTATAAAATAATATCGTCTTTTGTCATTTCAATGTATCTTACTTGAGGATCTCTTTTACGTGGTTTACCCAAAGACCAAAACTTCTCATACATAAAACCAGCACCAAGTTTGATGCCTGTGTCTATGCCGTCTTTGTGACCAATATTGTACGAAGTGTAACCTACACCTATAATACAAATACCAAATATAATGTATTCTGCAATTTCCATGAATGTATAATAGCAAAAAAATAATCAGTTGTCAATCTGATAAATACAGTTATGCCTAAAATTAGTTTATGGAATCCGGTCAAAAGAAACGACTATAAGTTTGTCGGCGGTATCGTAGCGGAGAATATTTATGCTGGTGGTACTGGGGTAAATGTACACAAATATCTGGGTGTTCACGATCAAGGGGACACAAAGGACTTTACACAACCTCAGCAGGATAACAGTTACAACTCAGACGGCGATCAAAAAACTGGTGAAACATTCATACAGGATGTATTATTTTTAGAAAATAGAGACAGAAAGTATGATGATGACATATATGAACTC